TGCTTTCTAAAAACAATCTATGTTGATCCATACGTTTATCTGCTTGTATACTTAATATTTTATCTTTTTCCCGATTATCATCCCGTTTAATATCAGTTTTCTTTGTAGCTTCTATGATATCTTTTAGCATATTATACCGTAAGGTATAATTAAGTAAGGGAGTGGGTGTGGATATGGTGCTCATGTGAATAACCTTATATCTTTGTGTTTAACAAGTAAAATATTATATACTACATTTTTGTATTTGATAGGCAAATCTAAATGTACACTGATTCTCGGCCCTTCAATTTCATTAATTAGTGTATCATTACCCACCGTGCCAACAAAAGGAATCTTATTCCATTTACCAATAACACGATCACCAATACTGTATTTACCTGAATATCGGTTAGCTTTGAAATATTCTGCTAGTGTCGGCATTATAACATAAACTGTTTTAGTACACCATGTGCTAAAGACAGATCCTCTACTAGCGGTTCATCTAGCATTTTACGATATTCTATAATGATTTCCATAGCATATGCCTGATCCTCATCATCCAATGAATTCCACCACTCATGTAATTCATCTGGTGTTTTGTTTAAAATGTATTGTAAGTTGTTGTAATCTCTATTCATTATTCAACTCCAAAATGTTGTTTAATTAAATCCGAAGCAAGGAATGGTTCCGCAGTATCAGCAATATCAGCACATTTCCGAACAATCAATTCGGCGAATTTTTCTGAATTATCAACGTTCATCCATTTACCACTTACGTCGGTTCCTACCTGTTTAATCAATTCTCTGATTCGTTCACTCATACCAAACTTCCTTTATAGGGTGTATTTAACCATTTTGCATAGGTATCTGCTTGTTCACTAATCTTAGTCAATTCATATTTACCACAGAATTTCATAAAGTGAATGCCAACCTGAGGGGTAACAGATGTACGAACACCCTCACGAATGTTTGTATCTACTGACAGTTTAACCTCAGCCGGTTGACAAGTCAAATCAATCAACACACGATTCCGTTCATAATCATCACGCACACGATGTTCTACACTATTATGATCGGCCCATCGTTGTAGCATCATGTTATTCCAATCAAAGCCTTGTTTGTTACGGTCAGCATAAGCTTCCATCAATCCAGCTTTCTTTTGTGTACCTTTACTACGTACACCGGGATAAGCACTAAACACATTGTCTGTAGCGTCTCCACGCATACATTTTTCAAACAAAATATATTGCGGATCACCTAATAATTTTGATTCACCTGTTTTCTTATCCTTAACAATACGACCCTTGTCGTCAAAATAACCGTCAAGTGTAATTAATTGATTACTAATTCCATTATATTGTTTTACGTTTTCTGTAATCAACTGAATGTAATCACTATCACTACTGATAATAAAATGTTCATCCTCGGGGTGTAAGTGAACAAACCTTGCAATTAAGTCATCAGCTTCTGCTTTGGGATCACGCAGTACACTTACGTTAGTTTTCTCACGCAAAAAAGTTGTGAATTTTTCATACGTTTCCCAAAATAATTCATTTTCTTCTTTCTCTGTTTGGGTTTGTGATTGTGCATCAACAACACGGTTCTTCTTGTAGGGCTCATAATAGTCTTTACGCCAGCTTCTGCCCTCTAAACAGAACACAACGTGGTCAATGCCAAATTTGCGAACGATTTGATTACATGATGCTAATGTAAGATGTAGTGCCATGCCCACTTTCTCCCACGGATCACTATTACGTGAAGCAACGTGCCGGGCACGGAAGAATGTGTTAGCTGTATCGATTAATGCGTATTTCATGTTTGTATTATATACTACTATTTAGTTTATGTCAAGCTCAATCATACCGTTTGTTAGCATGATCTCCGATGATAGTGATTCCCATATGCATATTTGGGCAAGCAGTAATTAGATTAGATGGGTCATAGTTGTGATGATTAACATCATCGTGGTGCAAATGCAGAACCTTAAACCAAATATTTCCCCAATCCTCATCGGTCATTGTACCTTCTGTTTTTTCAAGGTTAACCCTAGCATCACGTTCACACGTTGTTGTTCCCACGTTGTCTATAATTTCGCAACATTGACAATGCTGTTTCTTATATGTAGAATTTAGGGCACTTGCATCATATTTCATACTCATAGTAGGTGCAAGTGACTGAGAATGATGACTTGACCCGGAAGTCATGTGACTAATATAATACGCAGTACCTCCCTCTTGTGTCATGGTCTTATCGCAAAATTCATCCACTGCAACATTCATTAGATTGGAATCAACATAAAATACGTGATTAAGACATTTGTAAACTACGTACTGACATAACAAGTATTTTTCGGATAGAGTAATATCTAAGTTATTAATCTTCTCTCGCATATCGGCATGAGAACGCATTCCTACAAATGGGAATCGCATAATACGACCGAATGTTTGAACTTGTGAATCTGCTATGTCCGACAAGTTTTGTGGGTCAGCTAAATATACAACAGTATCAAACCGATACACATTCATCCCGGCGGTACCGCTATTAATAACACCCAATCCACCGTCATACATATTGTTAGCAGGGTCATTCAACACCTCCATGATATCATTCAAATCTTTGACATTCTGTCGCATGTAATTTACGTTGCCCTTTTTCTCAAGTTCAACAAATTCACTAGTATTGATAGCAAAAATACTATCACTATTTAAACTACGATGGAAATTCCATAAGTTATTATAAAGTGTATCATTTAATCTCATTGAATATACAAAGAAAGGAATACTACGTTGTGCATTTTCTGCACCACCTTTAACAAAGAATAGAGGCATACATGGCACCACATTGATTGCCGCTGCCTTAGACCATGTATCAACGCTAATCACATTAATTAGGTCTTTAGTCTTTTTCAAGTGTTTGGGCCAAAATTCTTTAAATTCATCATACACTGTATAAACATTGTTACTAGGATGTAATAATGGAAAACAAGTTTTAAAATCACGTTTGGGCATAACTGGTAAAGGATTGAATATTTTCTTTCCCGAATCAGTGTCACCTGCTTGACTTGCTGAGGTAGTTGCAGTACTACCTAAAACTTTGTGACCTGCTTTAGCTAACGAAATCATAGCAGGCAACCATACAGGATCAAACTCAATTGATGGTCTACGACCTGCGTCTGCAATCATAGAACTTGCATCTGCAATTTTTAAACCGATGTGTGGTTCATCAGAATAAATAAACCCCGAATTAAACTTCAAGACATTTGATAAGTTGATCGGGTCAGTTAACCATTGAATACTTACTGCGGCAAATACAATTTCAGTACTAGGGATAGTGTAACTAGGTTTCTTATGAATCTTAGTGAGAGTAATGTAATCACTAAATACATCCTGAGTATATACTGAAATTGCCTTTACAGAACCATCAGAGCATAGTAAATTTTTATTGTCAAAGTTTGCATCAACTTTTTTAATAGCATCTTTAATTAATTCTTTGCGAGGAGCCACATAAAGAATCAAATTACGATTTGGATTTTTATAAATCTCGGCCCAAACAGTAGCCATTAACATAGTAGTAGTTTTACCAGAGTTCATGGGTGACTCAAGCATACGAATCAAATCAGCATTACCGCTATCCCATGCGGTAAGTACATTGTCGTATAAATATTTATTTTGGTCAATATCAAGTGTTGCATTTGCGAGAATGTCTTGAATTGTTAACATATCAATTCCTTATTAATGAAAATTGTATTATACACCCTAATAGATTATTTGTCAAATTTTTCAACTTACCTCTGTTCTACCGTTACCTAAATCTTTTGTACGTATTACTCTTGCATCACGATTTTCTGGATCCGCAACTTGTTGTTCATACATCTCTAAGGCCACGTTGCGACAAACTGTCTGAAACCAACGATCCACAATAATTACATCTGTATCATCATCACGTTGTTTATAACCTGCTCTAATTAAATTTAGTACAAACTTGTCATTGAAATCTAAATCAAATGAACCATCATTGATATTCTCAGGATTGATTTCTACTTTAGTAATAGCAATGTAGGGTTCACCTGCTGCCGTTGCTTTTTCTTTAGCAGTAAGCTCGGGTGTAACCGGTGCAACTTTTTTTTCCTTAACCTTTTTAGGTTCGGGTTCAGATTTAACTTCTGGCTTTTTGAATAAGTTTTTTATTTTGTCAAACATTTGTATCTTTCTAGTAATTTAAAGCTGGCTAAGTTTTTAGCCTTACTTTCGCACATCATATCAAAATTGTCAATAAATGTCAATGCCCAATCGTTCACAGCATCATTCCAATAGTAATCACTATGTGCCCGAAGTTTCTGCTTGCTGTATCCAGCCTCAATCAACGCATCATGGGAGGGACGTTCGTGTCGGGAGTGTTCAACAAGACAATCTTCCCTACTGACAGAATAATGTAGAGTAGGACGAACGCCCCTCCAACTGTCAATGACCCTTTTAACACGGTCATCAGTAGGTTCAATGTATTCTCCCGAACGTATCCAGTGATGATGTATGTCCAGGACCGTAGGTACGAGGTCAGATAATGATAAGCAGTCAGTAAGTCCATGTGTATATTCTTCATTTTCTAGTGTTAGTGTGTTTCTCGCTTCGGGCGATAATCTATTGTACACATCTCTGATGCCTTGTGGGCCTCTACGTCCTGATATGTGTACGTTTACTTTGAAGTCTTGAAACGTCTTGCCATAGTTCATCCAACGAACCATGTCACAATGATATTCAAATTCTTCTATACTCTTATTTACTACCTCTTCACGGTCACTCGCTAAAACTACAAACTGATCCGGATGAAATGATAGACGAACATCATTAGCCCTAGCTGTTTCACCAATGGGTGCCATCCAACGTTCTAAGCTGTTCTGTACATCCGTACTATGCCAAAATTCTTTGTACCCATCCATAGTATAAAAACTAAACATATCGCTAGTAAGACGAACCATACGTAGTTCGGGTTCTAATGTAGCAACACGCTTAACAAGTGCATGTGTATTCATAATATTGCGTTTAGCAACATCCATAATCTTTTCTTCCACTACATTACGATTATTACGCTTTGCCCACGCTTGTGTAGTGCCGCCCGTATTAAGGCCCTCTGCTGAAACAATCTCACCTTTGTGATTGATTTCTGCCCATTTACAAGCAAAGCCGATGCGTTTGATAGATTGATTTGTCAAAGTAATAGTCCAAAGTGATAAATAATATATACAGTGTAGCATACCTACGCAATAAAGTCAACTATTTACGGATAATATTATGAGAATAAATGAAATTTTAAGAGAAGCTGATGAGTGGGAAGAAAACACCGAAAAATGGGATCGTTTTAAAAAGTGGGCGATTGACCAAATGATGCGCTCAACAGAAAAAGTTGGTACTGGCAACCATGTTAGTAAACTAGAAAATCAATATTTTGATCATCCAATTAATGTTGGTCCTAGTAATGTTTTGCAACAACCATTTGGTACTGTAACTACTAACATTGGCGCTAACAAAAAATGGACAGAGTTTGTTCAATCTATTATAGACAACTACGAAAACTACGAAGCAGAATGGAAAGCAGACTCTGCCGCTTCATTACTTGACAATCCAGAATATAAAAAGTTCCTTGACCGTGCATACGCAGATTTCATGGGCATGGGCGAAAATACCACTGAACAACGTGAACAACATGCTATGGCACTAAGTGGTTATCAAGTAAAACACTTTGGCGGAAAGCTATTTGGTTCGTTATTTGGAAATATCAAAGGTGCTAGAGCCAGTATGACACCTGAGGTGTATGGCGCATTAGAAAAGGCCCAATACGATCTGGAGCAAAAAAAGATAACTGATTGGGATGATGAACGCCGTGCTGAACAATTGAAATTCTGGGAAATGTTGCCATACCCAATTAAACTAATGGTTGCAGCCGGTATGGGCAAGACACCTGCACAAGTTGAAGCAATTCTCAGCACTTCAGGCAAGTCTGACAACGAAATAATGGGTGCTTATTTTAATGCATCAGAGCCAACTAAACCCGACATGCAAAAGGAAAATATAGCTCCTAGACAGCAAGGTGCTCAAATGCCAGTGACTAAAGAATATTGGCAAAAAGCAGTATTAGCAAGATACCCTAACGCTAGATTTGTACATGAAAAAATGATAAACGGTGCTATCTACGCAATGGACAATAGTGGTCAAGTTGGTTCATATGAGCCAAAAAGAAGCTATGCTAAAGTTGGACCAGAGTCGCTAAAAACAGAAAATGCGTCACCTCTACGCAATAAAGCCAATCATTTACGGATAACAAAATGAGATTTACCGAAATTATATCAGAGAATGTCAGTCCCAGACTGAAAGACCTAGCAAAAATTGCTACTAATATGCCAGATGCTGACTTTTGGTTAGTGCGTAAGGGTAGTGATAAGACAGTGGGTAAGCCTGTTAAAGAGTTTGATCCATCAAGGATTGGAATTAAAGTTGTAAAAACTGATGTTATTGATCCAAACTATCTTTATTATACAATGATGAATTTACACAATCAGGGT